TCGCTCCGAATTTCATTGATCCCGGAATGTTGCTGATTCTTGCCGCAACATCTTGTGGTGTTTCACCTTCAGCCTCGCTCAGACGATTCACTGTCTCGTTCAAGAAGTATCTTGGATCTATTCGTTTTACATTTTTTCTGCGCGCCATTATATTATTCCTTTTGAAGTTTAAAGTTTAACGTGGGGCCTCTCGACCCCACATAAGGTATGCTACCTGAGCAGCACCTGCGAACGCGTGGGATATTACGTTTCTTCATGATTCACCTCCTTTTGGGACCACTTGATCCCGAAATCATCAACCACCATACTCAAAAAGTATGATGTCCCAGCACTTATACAACCACACAAGAATGCATTAGCGGCTGAATATTCAAATGTAAATAGTTCTGTATAGGGACTTATGCCCCATAGAAACACTCCAACCCAGAACCCCATGCACAAGTGACAGTGGAACAAACGACCGAAGCCGCCCATTGAGTCGCAACGTGGGCGTATCTTATTGAAGATATGTCCGTGTATAATAATAAATGTCATGCCGTAAGCGGCAAGTATAAAGTGTAGTAGTTGCATTATCTTTTCATTTCAATTGAGGAGGCATCTGAATTTTTATATTCAGTGTTGTTGTTAACCCAGGTTACCAAATGCTTGGTCAGGTCAGGGATCTCCATATCGTTATTGGGTCCAGACAGGGCCTCCGCGTAAAGTCTTTTCATTTCATCAAAGATGCCTGATTCTTTATAATATCTTGCTTCGTGCTTGTCAGCAATCATATTTAGCGTCTCGTCGTCGATACAAAAAAGATTCATAAGGTTTCGGACTGATGCCTTGTTAGCATCGATTTTTTTGTTGGCACTGACGCCCAGAAGGTTAGCCGTTAGAGAGGCTGCCGCCCCAATGATGCCCGCTATTGCTACTCCGACCCCGGCGCCGGCAACTACAGGAACAGCAAAAACTGCGCCTGCGGCAACTAAGATTCCAGTAAGAGGTTCAAGTTTTTCAAGCTTATTCTTTAGTGGGCGGTTCAGTTTCGCCTCTAGTGCACCCATGACCGTGGCTTTCTCTTCCTCATCCTCTATGGTACCCGCCATAGCCACAGCAATGTCCGACAATTTAATAGAATTAGTAGGACAATCTGAATACTCCTGCTCTGACAGGCTACCATAAGAGCGCCACGCCTCCATTATAAGCTTCATATCGCTCATGGGTTAATACCGGTTGCGTAGGGGATAGTAATAGTAGCCCGGACGCATGGAACCCTTCTCGCCGTACTGCGGAACCTCGCCGTACTCAGTAGTATCGCGGTCGTCCGGATGGGTATACATATCTTCCAATTCTTTCTCATATGCGTCAGCCACACGGGAGTGTTCGGCTTCGTACCCCAGAAACTCCGAAATTACAAAGACGGCTGCCTCTAGGGGGTTTACTTGTTCATTGGTGAAGATGGCGCCCTCCAGAGAGCGAAAAACATTTCCTCCCTGAATTGAGGCCCTTTCAATAACTCCCTTGTCTGCCAAAAGTTCTAGTAAGCGATTCTGATAATCATACACATCCTCAGTGGACGTTGTCTTCGGGAAAGTTACTACCTTCATTTGCTCGGGCATCACAGCAATATCGATCTTTTGATGATCCATAATCAACAACGATCCATCAAGAGCTTTGCGCGCGTTTAATTCTACTGTGGCCTGAGGGCCTCCGATCTTAATTTTAATCACTGGCTGCTAGCTCCTGCACTAATTCTTGAGTCTTGAGAACTTTGTTCAAATCATCTTCGGTGAACTCTCTTTTGCGGAACCCTTCAAGATAGTCCACCACTTCTGCTACTTTCGTGGCCACCAAAGGGGGGAGGTCCGATTCCGTAGCCACGCTGAGATTTTCTTTGAGGCGTCGTAATTCTTCATTAAGATAGAGCCTCAGTTCGAACCCATCATCAGCAAAACTAGTAATATACCGATTAAGCAAATCCTTTTGTTCTTGAATTAGGTTTCCGTATTTATCATTAAACTTCTTAATAAAGGAGTTGTAAGTAAGGCTGTCGATCGGCTTAAGAGGTGCCGCGGCAGGACGGTTCGACTTCTCGCTCATTTGGTCCACAACGGCTTGTTCAAATAAAACCTTCTTCTTGACGGCTGTCTTCGAATTGAAAATAGCACTTATGGATGCCAATGATTTAAAATTAGGAACAAAGTTGCCCCAAACATCTTTTCCAAGACCCTTGTTGATGGCAGAAATAAGTCGAGATTGCGCATCAAAAATCCCAGATTCGTCTAGGCGAGCGTGAGCGCTCTTAGTTTCCATCAGGAGGCGCTCGGCCACCTTGGTTTGAATGTTGACTGTCTCATTCAATACTTGATATAATTGTAATTCTTGCGCCAGAACTGTGCCGGCGGAGAAATATTCTTTCATTAATCCAACAACTTGACTTTTTCGCAAAGCATTCTTGTCAACAATGGCCTTCGTTAATTCTCGCGTGAGAACTTCATAAATGAAGGCAGTGTTTCGCTTCTTGTTATGTTTCATCCTTTTGTGCCTCTTTTTTCTCTAGCTGTTCAACCAAACGACGAGTCACCATAGTACTCTCTATCATCAGTTTTTCGCTATTATTATAAATAGACTGCTTTTGCTCTTCCAGACCCACCAAAGCTTTAAGATCCGGTAAGCCAACGGCTCCAACCGAAGATCCGGCTACCGAACGGTGGCTTCTGCCGCGGCGGGATTCTGGTGCAACAGTGGCCCGAGTCTCTCGTCTAAACCTAGCTGACCCCTTGCGCAAATCATGGCGACCATCTTTGCGTTCATACTTGCGGCCCTTCTTATAGTGACTTGTGTGATCATCTTCTCGGCGGCCGGGGGATGTCAAAAGAACATCATCATCGCCGCCCTCTGGCGCAGCGTCGCCACCCAAGTCAGCGTCGCCACCTAGGTCTCCCAGGCCCTCGTCTCCACCAAGATCTCCAAGGCCTTCGTCGCCCCCTAGGCCGCCGCCAAGTGCTTCCTCGGCTCCTTGTTCAGTAACGGCCTCCAGGTCCTGTTGCCACTTCCGGTCATAGAAAGCCTCTCTCTGGTTCCGTAAGAACTCATCGTCGGAAAGACCCAAGATGTTATGAGCAATCCAGCGCTTGCTGTAAATGCCTTCAGGTACTCCGGTGGCAGTATCAAACTTCGTACGCATATACTCAAGCTGCTGTAACTCTGCCAAACGGGAGGGATTATTGAGTGCCAGTTTAAAACTGATTAAATCATCGCCGCGGAAACCCAACGTATAAAGGTGGACCACAGCAATCTTCTCTAGCTCAGAAACAAAAGAGCGCTGCAAACGTTGAATAGTCCGAGCGAACCGAATATCTTTCTGAGCCAAGGTAGTCTTATCTTCGTCAGCCCCATCGAGGTTAGTAAGATAAGACTGGGGGACTTTAATGGCAGAGAACAACTTGTCTCGTAAATACTTAACGTCCTCGATATCATCCAGGGACTTTGCGCCGGCCAAAGAACTAATGTCCGATCCCACACCACCACGCATCGGGATAAAGTAATCCTCTTCAAGCGAGAGCGGGTTGTAACGAAGATCGACACGACCGGTCGAAGGGTCGACCAAGGAGTTACGCTTCATCTCTGTCTTGACTTTTTCCATATACTGGGGGATGTCTTGTGGCGGGATGTTGCCGACATCAATCTTAAAGACGCGGCGCTCTGGGGCGCGGACAACTCGATAAGCAATCATCGCGTCCTCCAGTAAACACAGTTGACGCCAAATGCGGCGTGCTGGGTCTAGAATGGATGTGCCGTAAGGATTATATTTGTCGTTACCTAAAATGCGGAAGTGTGCAACCTGCCAGTTTTCAAAAGTCATGCCTGCGCCATTCCACTGGTACTGCACATAATTGGGGTTGGAGGAGTCCTGGCCCTCTAGTCGTTCGACTTCATTGTTGGGAAGTCCGATAACGGAAGTCACCCCCAACTGCTCATCGAGATCTAGATATAGAAAGAGATCGCCGTACTTGGTCATGGAGCGGGCCCAACCAAATGCATTGAACTCTAGATTGAGAACGTCGTAAAAGAGTGATTCTAAAATGGTTTTGATTTCAAGGTTCATACAGGTAATTCTTAACAACTTACCAAACTCATCTGAGGTTGTCATTTCATCTGCATAGATATCTAAAGCCGAAGCAATCTCCGGCATGTACTCCATCTGCTCAAAATCGATATACCGCTCGGCGCGGTTCTGATTGCGGAAAGCAGCTGAGGTAAAAAGATTATAGTTCTGGGACAGGTTGTTGTCAGAGCGCTTAAACTCTTGACCACTCATGGAGCGGAAGCGATATCGGTATTTATCTAAGTTGTTCCGGCGCTCTTGTCTAGCAGTCTGTGTCTGCCAATCTACAATGGGCCCAGAAAGCAGGCGAGTAAGCCTCTTAAATAACGGTGATGCTGGGTTGCGTGTATTTCTTTCGTTCTTAGCCATGTTTTATCCCTTAATCAAAGCCAGGTATTTCTGGTTGAATTCCTGCGCTTCTGCTCCTCGCTGTGATTCTGTTGTCATTTTGTGCCCTGTCATCCCCGGAATGGTTGTGGCTATTTTAGTGTCTGACGTACTGATCGAAGACAGGAACTGTTTGCTATATTCAACATTTTTATGGCTTTCTACAATCACTGTATCTCTCACCCAACACCCTATCGCAAACGACATAACCAAATCATCGTTATAACTTCTCATCGCCTGTGGACGGCCGCCTTGCCAAATAAAGGTTTTCATCTCCGAAAGCAGTCGATTAGAGTTAATTGTAATTAGTTTGTTTCTCATAAACTCTTCCATCTTCGCAACAATCAACGGCCGGGTCTTAGAAGATGTGGTAAAACCAGGCACCACATTCGACTGCCACTGTGCTGTCATTGGATCCACATATTGGTGATCGCCCTTAGTTGAGTAGTATAAGTTAGGATACCCTTTATCTTGCAATTTTTTAAGTACTGCGAATCCAATATTGTTATTTTCTATCACCACCATAGGGTTACCATACTCCGCCGCCACATTATGTATAATTTCTGAAAAATCATCCGGAGTGGGTTTACCTACATACTCGGCGACAACTTCCATAGTTTCTAGTTCGAAGATATGAAAAGCGCTGTTGTCTTTTCCATCGCCGCGAGCAACATCCGCGACCAGAAGATAGGGCTTCTCAGGGTTATGTTTTTTCCAGATCCAGTAATTCCGATCAAATCCTGTCCGGTATTCGGGAGCCGTGATTCGCTCTAGATACCACTGGATGTCCTCGGGATGAATCACAGTTTCGCCGGAGACATTAAAGTTACACTCAAGCTCTTGAGCGATCTGGCGGCGAGACATATTGCGGGTCTCTTTTTTAAACCACTCTTTGTTGCGGTCAGGGTGGGCATCCCACATCAGGGTGGTCATATAAAAGTCGTTGGTCCCGGCTTCGGCTTCAACGCAGTTCTGGTGGAACCAGTTTCCGACACCATTAGGTGTCGAGAGGGCGATGCATCGACCACCAGTTGATAGAGTAGGATATAGGGCGGTCCATAAATCGCCCAGCTTCTCGACGTGCGCGGCCTCATCTATAACCAACAAAGAGAGGGC